CAGACCGATTGCATAAGCACCTCTCCAAGGTATAAACTTGAATTCAATAAGCCAATCCAATTTCGTGAATGTTTCATCACCTTCCTCCCAATTTCTATATAGACCTAATACTTCGTTATCTAATTCGTCAATCATAAGAACGTAAGGCGCTGTTTCACCTTTAGTTCTTTTGTCTTCTTCTAAGTCTAGGTATGTATAGATATGATAGACACGGCGTAAACCGTCTTCACTGTCTTGATACTTACGACCTTCAATTTTGTTAGATGCTTTTTCAGAATGTGTCTCTGTTGGTTCCATCGTTGCACGGATAAATGATATGTCACGATATAAGCCACGATCCATACGCTGTTTAAGTTCCCACTCTGTAATGTCTTGCACTTCTGTTACGCGTGGAGCGGTATAGAAGTTTGCTGATGCAAATGGTAATAGTATGTTGTCAATAGGAACGAACTCTGCGCACGGACGTTTTTTCTTTTCGTCGTACCACATCTTCATAAACTGTGAACCACCTAATGGTAATTGTGTGAGCAATTGTTCTGTTTCGTCTTTGAACTCTTCAATTTGCTCTGTCAACTGCCAATTCATGTAGTCGCGTTTGCGTTCTGCTATGTCTTGTTTCTCAGGTGTAGATTCCCCTAAGATTTTTGTTCTTGTTGGACCATCAGGTGGAAACAACTCTTTGATAGCGGACGCCGCGAAGTCTACGCAAGCTTCAGCCATAACAGGGTGAACTACTTTGGAAGCACCAAAGAACATAGCACCGCCTGGTGCATCATCACCTAAACCTGTACGACGAATACCTTCTTCGTATTGTTTATCTCTTTTCTCGCGAGCTTCTTTATCTTTCTTGATGAGATCAAGGTAACGCATACTAATCTTTTCAAGATCATAAAGATTAACTGTCTCAGCTAAGTTAGAGTAAAAGTCTTCGTCTTCAGAAGGACCTTTGTATTCTTCTAAATTAACGATAGCTGATCCATCTTCAAGTTCTTCTACACCATCATCAAACTGCATGAGGTCAATCTCAGCTCCACCGTCAGGTGTCTCTGTAACTTGGCTTGCAGGGTCAGGAATTCCTTGTATATTGCGACCGAATTCAGGGTCAATGGGCATCTCAGCCATAACGTCTCCTCATGTTTTCTAGTTTGTACTCTTGGTTTAGGTTGATAGAACCACCGCTTTTCTTTTTCGGTAGTAGGTATTTTTCTCTTAGATGATTAAGAATGTCGTCTTTGTCAAGATAGTTTTTATTTTGTCGGGCAAAATCTCTTGCGACTTCTTGAAACAATTCATATTTAAGTTCTTCTGAACGAGAAAAAGATTTTGGTATATTAGGTGCATCAGCTCTAAATACGTCAGGGTGAAGCATCTTTAATATCTTTTCTACTTCAGGATGATCGTGAATGTCTTTGCTAACAAGTCCGTTGTCAGCAATGTTTTGCACACCCATTAAGTTTGTATTGTCTAGCTCATACACATCAACAATCTCATGTTTGGTTGGATTGTTTTTAATAAAGTCTGAAATATAGCTTTGGTATTTGTCATCAGGGCGTTTGTTTTGTTTACCCTTAACTTGATGAAGCTCCATGTAGCTTGGTGGTTCAATAGGATTAATGCCAAGCTTTTTCATTTCCTTAGTCATTTCTCTTACATAGTCTTTCTCGGTCATTTGACGTCCATATTTATTGTCGTCATCTAAAGACCTCATGTTGAAATCATATTCTTTTAGTTTAGGGTTGCTGTTGATAGCATCCATGTTTGCGTTTCTCCACAAGGTCATACTAAACTGTGGTCGCGCTTCTATAGTGACATGTGATTTACCATCAGGGCCTCGCAATGAATATATCTTAATTTCTCCACTTTCAACGTTAGGACAATAACCACCGACACAGTGACCCATCATTTCACCTTCTGACTTCAGCGCTTTCTCTGTCCTCTTTGGATCTGTGTCATGTTTAAGCTCTACCCATTTGTATCCATCGTCGTATGCTTTAGGGATTGGCATGCCTTCTACAGAAGAAGCATTAGCTTTAGCCATTGCTTTAGCTTTTTCTGCGTCGTATTCTGCGGCGCGACGGATAGCTTTCTCAATAGACATTTGATTAAGTTGTTCGGGTCTTAATTTGCCTGTTTGTAAGTCTTCCATAAGAACGTCTGATACATGGTTAAGACCTAAGCGATCTGTAATGTTTGTACCGCTTAGCGTGTATACATTCTTGTCAGGTATTTCATTAAGTAGCCTAAGCGCCTCCACATCTTTTTCATTTTGAATAGGAAGATCAAGTTCGGTTCTAAGTTTTGAAGCTCTAAATCTTTCAGCAGTATTTGGGTCAGCAAATGGAAGCGGATCATTTAAAATTGCTTTAACTTCTTCAGAGCTCTTTGGATCAAACATTGAATCAATTTTGTATTCAAACTCTTTACCTAACTCTGTCTTAGCAATTCCTGCTTCAGGTTTGCCAACTTGAAGTCTTTTATTTCTTACGCTGTATTTAGTATCTCCCATAGTTGGTTGGAAGTTATGCTCTACACCTGATTCAATTGTTTTAAGTATTGGGTCAGCTTCTGTACCCGCTTGATTGCGTAAATACTTTCTTACCTTTGTGTCAACCCATTGATTAAGTGCAACAGCGTTTGGATCTTTATCACCTGCAACATAATGAGCTTGTGCATGAGGATATGCACTCTCATTGTGCTTCATTGCAATCAGCTCATCATCTAAAGCTTTTTCACCACCGACTAACATACCGCCTTGGTCTTTAATAATGTTCATGCGTGGGTTCATTACGTTGCGACCGATGAATCCTCTACCTGTTTGTACTTGCTCTGCTAATCCTTCGCCGATAAACTTACCTACCTTTTTAATGCCACGGCCTGCGCCTGTTACTGAATAAGAAAGCGGGTCACCAATGATCTCACCTGCAAGTTGTTGTTCGCCTGTGGTAAGTGGCATGATCTTTGCACCTACAGGGGATTCTGTAATAGCTTGGTCAGGTAATAATGAAATAGGTTTGAGCTCAGGAAACTTTTTGCCTGTAACGGATTCATATCTTGCTTTTTGTGCAATAGGATCAAATACAGCATTTTGTACGACGTCGCCAATAGTTCCTGCGCGTGATAATGTTTCCTTGGCACTGCGTAAGATATTACCAACACCTTCAGTAATTCCTTTTGCACCTGACTTGAGAATGTCACTACCAAGTGTCTTGCGTTGTTCTTTAAGTTGTTCACCATATTCTTCTGCGTCGTCAGCAACTGTACCACCTTCTGCGTAACCTTCTTTGTACATACGTTCTAGCATCTCGTCTGTGATTTTCTCTGACGGAGCATAACCGCGTGTAAGGTCATAGTATGTTGGAAGTCTTCCTGTTCTCTCTGTAAAGTCTTTAGTAAAGTTTTTAAGGACGATACCTTGTGGAGCAGGATTAAATGCTTCGGATTCTTTTTTGCCACTTAACGAATAATGAAATGCGGGGTGAAGTTCAGGTCTTTCTTGGATGTTACCTGATAACGAGAATAGTCTGTCACCGATGTCACCTGTCTTTGCTTCTAGTAATAGTGGGTCAGTGGTTTCTTTAATGACTTGTGGGTAATCAATGATTGATCCCTTCTTACCGCCTACACCTTTGCCTGCTAATATGTCAGCAATGTATGCGCGTTGATGGAAGGTTTGTGCATGTTGATTAAACTCAGGTGATAGGATGTCTACGTCTTCAGGGAAGAATGACTTACCTGTTTTTGGGTCTTTGATATTAGCAAGGCGTTTGTTAATGGTTGCGTGTAGTTCGGGCGTGAGCTTGTCTTCTTCTACAGCTTTCTGAAAGCGATCCATGATTCTGTCGAATACGACTTTGTTTGATCTATGTTGTTCGGGTGAGCCAATAAGGTTTGCGAATACAGCTTCTTCAGGGTTGCGTGCCATCGAACCTACGAGTGTCTTTGCCACACCAGGTGATTGGACTGCCCATGCAATGTCTTTGTATTTAGTAGGATCAATCTCTGCAAGATCAACAAAGCCTGGTCCACCAAGTAGACCTTGGTCATAATCAAGTGCGGTACGATCTGCTTGCGTAATGTACAGGCGTTTACCTACTTGAGGATTCAATGCCTCTGACATGCGTGGCGCTTTATTAGCGATAGCCTTTAACCCACCTTTAACAATTTTACTTGCTATGCCCATTACTATCCTTGATACGTTTCATTACAGCTTTGCGTTCGCTTGGTGTGTAATCTAACCAACTTGCTATCTCGTCCTCTGTGCGTTTGCATGTTTTACATATGTATAACTTTTCGTCTAGGTCACATATGTTCTTACACGGAGTAAGGATTGACTCTCTCTTTGTATTCATAAGCGTCTGCGTAATCTTCCGATGGGTCATAAGGTCTCGGGTCAATCTCTAACATGCCTGCGTCTCTTAGATACCGAAGCGCCTGCGTACACGCGTCCACATAGTCGTCATGAGTAGCTTCAGGAAATGAGCAGATCTGTGATACGAAGCCCTCAGCCCAATCACGGACATATCCTCGACGTACTGACGATTCGGGAATCCACACTCTTCCATGAGCGATAATGTTTGCGACAATGGAAAGTCGTTGCACTTTGTCGGCTCGACCAGGATTGTAAGCTCGCACAGGTAAATGTGCCCGTTGCATATCTTGTATGAGACTGATTCCACTCGCCTTATCTTCGACAAGTATGAGATCAACTCGCTTACCTTTGACAAACTCTCCTGTGTCGGACTCGCTATCCGCACCATAACTAACTTCATACTCTTCCTGCACTTTCTTTCTTAGGTCAGGATACTGCATGCGTTCTTGCCATGCGTCTATCAACATCACTGACATTGGACCGTCCGTTGGTTTAAATACACCGAAGACTAAGCACGCTGTTGGGTCATTGATAGTCTTCTCTGTGTATGCGCAATCGTAACTCTGTATGATGTATTCAAATTTAGGGAATGGTTTCTTCGCGTCCCATAACTTAAACATATCTCTTTTAACAATGCCACCCTCTTCAGGGTCAATCAGTTCGGCATAGATCTCTTGTCGACCTAGCTTTGTTTCTTCGTACTGCAAGATCTGCTGTTGAAAGCTTGGTGCTAAGTTGTCTATGTTCGCGTACGTTGACGCGGTTGTCATAACGACTTCATTCGATCCATCGTCAGACCGTCCTACTAAGTCAACAATCAAGTCTTT